GAATAATTGCTAGTGTTGCTGCCAATTGTTGTACCGAGGTAGGCTTCAATTGCTTTAATAGTTCTCCGTGACCGTTGAGATGAAAGACTTGATCGCTGAAGTCCGTGTGTTCCAGAAGTTGCCATAGAGGTTCCCTTTCCATTAATTGTGTTAAGTGTTCATTGTCCCTAACGTCTTTGTATATGCTTACGTTAAGGAAGTCTAATTTAAAATAGCCACGTTCATCTGCTGCCTTATGTTCAACCGTAGCCAAGTTGTCAATAGGATTGTGCGGAATCTCTGTTGCGTAGACTCCGGTGTTATGCTTCTTGCCTGTGTTTAACTTTGCCACACGATGTTCTAGTTGAGATAAAATAATATCTCTATCTGCAAAGTCAATATCAATATCAGGCATCGTTGTTCTCTCTCATTTTCTCAGCGACTTTAAGTTCATACATTTCTTCCCAGTACTCAAAGTCTTTTCTTGGTAAACGGTTTGCACAGTTTTCCAATATGTCTTTCTTGCGAGTATTATCTGCTCCTCGCTTCCATTCAAACTTTTCTTCCATTGTACGTCCGCAAGCAGGACAAAAATCTCCATTGTTGTCGCACTCAGATATACAAGGAGATATAATTTTATTTAATTTCATAAGTTACTTTCCTTTGCAACATCTTTAACTAGTTGCACATCGTTTGGCAATCTTTTAAATCGCATTGCCCAATGTTGTGGATTAATAACGTGATATACTAGACCTAGTTGTTCATCATTAAATTTAGTTAACATTTCTTTGCCGCTCTTACAGTTTAACAAAATCCAAGGGCTAATTTTACCGTCTCTAATATCCCAAACAGCTTTGTTTAATCCAATATGATTAAAGTAATGATTCCAAGGCGCAGGCTCGTTTTCAGCAGCCCATTCTAACATTGTTTGTATACTACGCTCTAACGCTGTTGTTACATCTTCTTTTAAAATAAACTCTAATGCATATTTCTCATAAAGCTCGTCACGTGCCCAATGATCTAATTTAACGCCGCTGGTTACTACATAGTCAATATATTTTTCAGGATATAGCGGTCGTACATTACTAATAAAGCTACCAAACTTAACAAAGGCATTGTAATAAGGCGATCCAACAAAATCAGTATATGTTTTTTCGTTTTTATTTCCAGCACTTAATTTATAGAATCTTTGAAATGCATATAAGCCGTGTCGAACTCTCTTTTCATCTTTTTGTATCCAGCGCCTTTTCTTCTCACACATATGAGCTGCAAGAGTTTTTTCTCGCATATATCCGTTGCCGCAATACTCACACGTATAAGGTTTCTCAGAGCTTGATTTCAATTTCGTGATCCTTTGCAAGTTCTTTGAGTTCTTTTTTTGTAGATAGTCGAGCAAGTAATTCTACCTCGTCTTGTTTCATATTAGGATGGATTTTTTGTAAAAGTTTTATAGCATTGTTATTACCTTGCTTTTTCTTAAAGCCGATCCATACGTGCTTTCTAATTTCACTTTTAGCATTGTGTGTAGCGCATAGCAAGTGCCACTGTAAGTGCGGATGTTTAGCACCTAGTTCATTCCAGTTTTTATTATACAATTGATTAGTCATCACAACTGCAAGTTCTTGTGCTTCTCTGTTGCCGTCAACTGAACTAGCATACCTATTGAGTAGCCAAAAGTTAACACACTTCTTTTCTTCATCAGCAAGTTCTTTCCACACTGCTTTGGAATTAGTATCCATTGCAGCTAGTACTTCTCTTACTGGAAACGCTTGTTGTTTATATGCCATTGGTCTACATCCTCGGGTGCATTTATCTCTACTCCTTTATAGTATACAGGATTAATCCCGATCTGCCAAGAGTTTTTTAACCATCTGAGCTGTTCAAGTTGCTCAATTCTTTCTTCGTCTGGAACAGGCAAAGTACTATACATTTCAAGTGCATTACGCCTATAACCGTATACGCCTAGGTGCCAACTACCATATCCTGTAATTCCTCTAGCAAACCAAAGTGCGTGTTCACTTGCGTGTACACATTTTACAGTGTTAGGGTCGTCTTGCATTTCTTTAGGCATAGTTGCATACACAGTTGATACAGAATAGTAGTCTAGCAGTGTTTGACACTTGTCAATTAATTCTAAAGTTATATCTGGCATATCGCCTTGTACATTAATAAACTGATTGTATTCATCAAACATACTACTTTTGATTGCTCCTGCGCATCTTTCTGTACCGTTGGTATAGTCATTTGAATCTATATAAACATTACCACCTGCGCTTTGTATGCATTGTGCAATAGTTTTATTATCAGTTAGTACATACGTTGGTATCTTAGACGTAATACAAGCGTCATACACACGTTTTATCATAGGAACACCATCTAACATAGCTAGGGGCTTTCCTGGGAAGCGTGAGCTTGCGTAACGTGCTGGAATTAGTATTGCTGTCTTACTCATCCTACTGCCTTACTAATTGCAACTATGTCTGCTACAACTTTTTCAAAGTCGTCTAAGCGTAACATATTAGGACCATCGCTAGGTGCTATATCAGGATTAGGATGGACTTCAAGGAAAAAAGATTGGATGCCAAGAGCAGCCCCAGCACGAGCCAACCCAGGCACGTAGTCACGGTTACCACCTGAACTAGACCCAAGTCCTCCGGGCTTTTGGACAGAGTGCGTAACATCAAAAACAATAGGGTGTTCATAATTGGCAAGCATATACATAAGACCAGTATAGTCAACGACAAGATTGTTATATCCAAAGCTAGTGCCCCTTTCTGTAATCCAAACTTCTTTAGCGTCTGTACACTTACTTAGTATGCCTTTCATATCCCAAGGAGCAAGGAACTGTCCTTTTTTAATATTAACAATTTTATCTGTGGCACACGCAGCTTGTATTAGATCAGTCTGCCTGCATAAGAACGCAGGGATCTGATATACATCTACTGCGTCTTTAAATTCTCTTTCGATACGCTTTATTTGAACATAGTCGTGTACGTCTGTTAATGTCTTTACTCCGTGGACTTCTTTAAGTAGTTTAAAGTCTTCCATAGTTGCTGCCATACCAACGCCGCGCTTGCCTTGCATACTACTACGATTAGCTTTGTCGTAACTTGCTTTAAAAATATACTCAATGCCGTACTTGTCGCATACTGCTTTACACTTCTGTGCAATATGAGATGATTGTGATAGTGATTCGTGTTGGCACGGTCCTGCTATAATTCTCAATGGTTTCTACCGCCATCAAATACACAAATAAACTTTAAACCAAAGTCAGTGGTGTTATGCACTTTATGAAATACGTTATCTTGGATTAGTACAGTGTCTCCTGCTGTGACATCAAATATGTTATGATCAAGTTCCATTTTTCCACTGCCACTTACAAACATATATACTTCTTCTTGTCCTGCGTGACGATGACCAGTTGTACTTTGCTTGGCTGCTAATAGTGTACTACTTACAACTAAATTGTTTAGTTCTGTATTATCTTTTACAATATAACGATGATCGTCTTTGACAACCTCTCCGCCTATATCCCATTTTTCATATTTCATTTGTGTTCCTTAACTGTATAATAAGTTGTTACTAATGTATCTAACAACTTTCGTAAAGTAGGATATTCTAAGCTCAGTTTACATAGCTCTTGCCACTCTGCATAGTTTAACAAGTCGCCTTGTGCTCTTGCTACTCCTGCAGGATCGCCACCTATAATCCAACGATCAATCTCGGGTCTGTCTCGATAACGAGCGTAGACAACACCGTCGCTACGCTCATATATCATTGTTTCTCCAGGTATCAAATTACCCAATTGAAGATCCTACTGTGCGTCTTACAATGTCATTGTGATTGAACTCTGCCCAATACAACTCAAATGCAACACCATCCTCTACACCTTCAAACTGATGAATCTTGCCGGGCTTGACTTGTGTAAAGTCGCCTGCTTCAAGAATAGTTTCATCAACTAGTCCTTGATCATCTTGCCAAACACGAACAATCATCTTGCCCGATTCAACAAAGAATCCGTTCCATTTAAATTCGTGTGCGTGTTCGCTACACTTATAACCTGCTTTGTATTCAATGCGGTGAAACTCTAGTACACCGTTTGCGTGGATCAATTCTGTTTGACCCCATATTTTTCCTGCTTTCATTGTCATATTGACCTTTCCTTATAACAAGTTTGTATAATCTATTACTTCACTTTGTCTGCTTATATCTTTAATGAAGTAAGCACACAACGGCTTCTTGCCACTTGTGAGAGGAACACCTAGTAGTTGTCCATTTTTTACTTTTGGAAAATACCATTTTACATCGTTGTAAAAATTTGTAATTTTAATATCTCCAAACTCAAATTTAAAACTACTTAAAGGGTTAAACAAAAATGCTTCAAATCCTCGATCGTTAATTGAAGTTAGCGGTAGTACTTCTAGATCATTACCACTAGTACTATCGCCAACTGCAATGTGCCAGTCTACTGGCATTGTTATTTCGTGTCCATTAATTTCTAATACCATTGCCGGGGCACTAAATGATTCTAAGAAAATCATTGGTACAAAATAAAAGTCAGGATTTTTAGGATCACTATTATCTAGTACAGCAAATCGAACTTCTTCTTCAAGTTCGTCCGGTATTTGTTTTAATGGAAACGTTTCGTTATCTAATGTTAATATTTGCATAGTTTTTAATTCCAGTCTACTTTTTCTATAGTAAAGGGATATTCTGCTTCCTTATAGAATTTTTTACGTTGGGTTAAATGTCTCTTTGCATATTTGCACGTTGAAGTGATATCCCAAATTTGCACAAAGTCTTTGTCTTTTGCTATTCTTACACCTCTACCGATAGACTGTATTACTCGAACAAATGATTTCCCAGGCTCAAGTAAAACCAAGTTGAAAATACGAGGAATATTAAGACCAACAGCAGCAACTCCATAGGTTGCGATAATAACCTCATTAGTTCCTTCTTTAATCGTGTCATAAGTTTCTTTCCTATCTTTAACTTTAACAGCGCCGCTTACGAAGGTACTGTCTGGTATAAGTTCTGCAAGCATTTGGCCTGCACTAATTCTGTCCACTAGTATCAAAGTATTACCTGTTTGTGATACTGTGTTCATCATCTTGCCTATGTATTCTAGTCTTGCCTGATTTGTTGTTAAGTATTTTAATTCTGATTGATAGTCGCTGTGCGACTGTACGTCCATTAACTGACATACGTTAACGTGACATTTAGATAGCACACCTTTGTCTTGTAGTTCTTTAGCACTAATCCTTCCAATGACTGGGCCAAGACTAGCGTGAATACTTTCAAACTCAAACTTCTCTTTAGGCACAGTCCCAGTTAGTCCCCAACGTATCGGTGCGTTCTTCAAGTTGCGTGTAAGTAAGTTCTTTAGTACTTCTGCCTTGGCCTGATGTACTTCGTCAACAATAACTGTGCTTACACCATCTAAGAACTCAGCAAGTGATAACACTGCTGAGCCATCCTTAGTTTTCTTATCTAGAATGTTTAGACTCTGCCAAGTACAAATAGTATGTGTGCAGCCTAGCATCTTCCTGTCGCCGAAGTACACACCAACATCAAGCCCACAGTTAACATAGTCTTCTTCAGTTTGTTCAACAAGCGATTTGTTTGGAACAATAATTAGACTGCGACCATATGGCTCAGTTATGTGTGATAGTGTTGCTGTAGTAATTGTCTTACCTGCACCAGTGGCAATCTGTTGTAAGCTCTGTGGATGTTCTAAAAAGTTATTAATAGCTTCTACTTGATAGTCACGTAGAATAATTTCTGTGCCTGCTACAGGATGCCCTTCTGGCCAGCATACACCTTGGTCTGCCCAATAGCGTTCTGTAACAGGTGTAAAGTTTAATTTTATAGGATGTCGTCTATCATCAATATCTACTATTTGTACATTATTTTTTTGTAGCACTTGACTAACAACATCAAGATGATTAACATACCCGGAACCACCAATGCCAAAGAAAGCAACTTTACCATCCCAGCGTCCTAGTTTGTACTGCGGCATATACTTTGCATACGGCACTTCAAACTTAAGAGCATTCGCAAGTTTTCTCCGTACGTCAACCTCTAGCCCTTCTAGCCTAATGTTTACTTCATCTTCAATTATTAGTTTGCACGATGCCATTAAATATTCTCTATATGTTTTCTTTTCCAACTACTGATGTCACTATCATAATGCATAACTAAATCTAACACTTCGATATATGAATCAGCCTTTGCACCATAACTTCTTGCTGTTGACGTTGTTATAGCTGCTACCGGAAACCAATCACTCTTAAGTAATGGCTTTGGAACTTTATTATTACTAATATACACTATTTTTGTGTTGTTGTCAACCTTATTGTTAAGATTATTTGATTTGATATATTGATTAAATTCAACACCTTCATCGTCGTTATCTAATCTAAACAACACACTACAACGTTCGTTTGGTATAATGCCGTTAAACGCTTGATGAAATTGTACTAGCTCGTCGAAACAATTATTTTCAGATAACACTATTACTAACGGAAATCTATATAGTTCAAGGACTACTTCTGCTAAGTTATTAATTGTATATGTTTTTGAATTAATTAATACTTGGTTCAGTTTTCTAGTAACAATCTTTTTTGATAATGGTGTTAATGATTTTATACTATTACGTACATCCTCATCATCAAAATGATATAAACCTAGTCTATCTTTTCGATCATAAAAATGATATAGATTATCTAGGGTAGGTTCTCCTACGCTACTAATAGCATATTCTAAACTTTTAGTATGCAGGTTTTTAAGTTTTAAACCATATATACCCGGCACATATTCTTCTCTATTATTTTTCATTTGTTTTAGCTTTTCATAATATGTAAGTAATTCTGGTTGTATTTCAAACCGGTCAACGTCTATAAAGGAGTTAATAACTTCATATACATTGGGCTCAGTTAATTTAAAATAATGAATTTTTGTTTCTTTATTGTAGTGACAATCGTCTGATACTTTTTCTAATCTTGTTAACTTTTCAATTTGAGAAATTAATCTTTTCTGAAATATGAATCTTACACCGATCCATAATTCAGTATCATCAAACGGACTATCTACAATTCTAATCCATCGACTTCGATCAATTGACCTTAATGGCATACGCAGTTGCGACAAGTCGTTAACTTCGCAACCGTGTTCTTCAAGAACAGGTGTGTAATGAATAATTTTATTCTTTGCAAGTTCGCACTGCCTGTCAGTAAACGGAATGCCTTTAACAATCTGTCGTGCAAAGCTGTACACAAGTGAGTAATCACTTGAATCTAGTTTTAATTCACTAAGGGTTTCGATATAATCTTCTACTGTAAACATATGTACAGTATACGCTAGTTTAGCTTAGGTGTCAAGCTCTTTAATGGTAGTCCTTGTGCTATTTCTTCAAGGGTATATTCAGTATGGGCATAGTCATTAAGCCATTGTTGTCTGTCTGGCATTATTGGATTCTCGATATCGTGTAAGAAGTCTATGTCGTTAGCAACGTCATACGCTAACGAGCTGGTGCCTACAAACGCTGGAACGCCGTTAATGATACTATGCACACCCGGGTTGCTACTGTAGCTTACAGTGGCCCATATGTCATTAAAGTCCATATCATAATCATCATAGGATCCTGATATCTTTCTGGGTTGTTGTCGGTGAACATTTTTAAATTCCTTTTCTATATTTGGTAGCGGGCAACGAGGATGTGGTCTAAACAATATAGGACGGTTAGTATGTGTTCTAATGTCATCTATTGTCCTTGTCACCCAGTTGCTCATACTTGGCATACCTTGCCACTGTAAACTTTGGTCGTGTTGTCCACATACTAGAATAAAATTGCCGTTGGATCTCCAAGGCTCACAAACCAGTCCCAAGTGACTAGCACGATTCCCGTCATTGTTTTGCTCACCAAAGTAAGCAGTTCTGTTGATTCCATTTAATCCTACCTTCCAAGTTGTGCCGCGTTTGATGCCGCCAACTTCTAATACTATAACAGGCTTATTTAATAATCTGTTTTGTTCCCATACATCTTTGTTCTTTGACATTCGTCCGCTCCAAAGAACACTCCATATGACAGCAATATCGTAGTTATCGTAGTGACCCATAACCCTATAAGGTTCATTATATATTACAGTGTGCCCAGCATCTATTATACTTTTAGCAAATGCTTCAAATATAGGGTTACTGTTTAGTGCGCCAAATTCAGTATAGAGACAGAAAATCATTGGTTAAATACTCCTAGTAATACTATTTAACAAGAGGAACACAATGTCAGCAATAACAGTGGTTACAACATTTCACCCAGCAGGATTATCAAAATACGGTCAGCGATTCTTAGATAGTTTTGCTGCAAGAGTCGACAAGCGCATTAAGTTATTAGTGTATGCAGAAAACTGTAAGCCTATTAATCCTGATCCAAGTCGCATTGAAATATTAGATGCTAAAGAAGTATTACCTAAACTAAATCAATTTAAGGCAACGTGGGGACACGTGCCTAAAGCCAACGGTGACGTTAGCAATGAACCACAGCGCCACACACGTCGCGACTGGGATAAGAAGTTTAAGTGGGACGCAGTAAGGTTTGCTAATAAGACTTATGCTGTGTATGACGCTTGTACACGCTCTAAGGACTGGTGTGTGTGGATGGATGCAGATACATTTGTACATTCAAATTGGACATATGAACAGTTTAAAGAACTGTTACCAGAGACAGCATACATTACATATGTTGGCAGAGGCAAAGGATCACAGACGTGGCCTGAGTGTGGCTTTTACGGAATGAATTTAAATCATCCTGTGTGTCACGAGTTCCTTAAAGAGTTTGAACGTATGTATGAAGATGCAGAAAACGGAATGTTCTTGTTAACCGAATGGCACGACAGTTATATCTTTGGTGAGGTACTAAAGATGTTTAATCAGTTTCCGTCACACGATTACTCAGCAGATATGTACTTGCGAGAAGCCAAGTCAGGCGGTGGCGGGCACCCGTTGATTAACGGTCCGTTAGGTAAATGGATTGATCATATGAAGGGTGGTCGTAAGGATAAAGGCAAAAGTGATAAGAAAGATATTATGGTTAATCGTACAGAGGATTATTGGAAATGAAGGTTTGGTGGTTAGGTAGTGAAAAGGCTCAAGGCAATTTCGGCGATATACTAACCCCACATATCTTAGATCACTTTTCTATTAACTACGAGTTTGTTAATCATTTTACTAAAGCTGATACTATCTCTGTTGGATCTATTGCTAGGAGAGCAGGTGTCGGTGTAACAGTATTAGGATCGGGAATTATTTCTCGTAGTGATAGAATCATTGCAGGCGCAGATTGGAAATTTGTAAGAGGCCCGTTTACAAGAGATCGAGTAAAGTTCTTTGGCGGAGAGTGTCCTGAGATTTATGGCGACCCTGCATTACTTCTACCATTAATGGTAGACCCTAGTGAAAAGAAACACGAAGTTGGAATAGTTCCGCACAATGTTGATTTTGCATATGCTACAGAAAAATTTACTGGATCTAATATTATAGGACTAGGGACAAGAAACTATAAAAATGTAGTTGATAAAATTACACAATGCGAGTCTATAATTTCTAGTTCATTACACGGTGTAATATGCGCACACGCCTATGGCATACCAGCTGCCTGGGTTAAATCTAATACTAAATTAAAAGGCGATGATGTAAAATTTGAAGACTTTTTTGCTAGTGTAGATGTAGACGGAATACAGTCTACATTTGACAAGCCTGTATTTATTAATCCAAAAGCAGCTAACTTAGCGCCGTTAATAAAAATATACAATGAGATGAAATGATATGAAAGTAATAATATTAGCAGGAGGCCTTGGCACAAGATTGCACGAAGAGACTAATAGTCGTCCAAAGCCTATGGTTGAAATAGGTGGAAAGCCTATTCTTTGGCATATTATGAAAAGTTATTCAGCACACGGAATAAATGAATTTATAATTTGTTGCGGATATAAAAGTTACGTAATAAAAGAATATTTTATAAATTATAGTATGCGCCATTCAGATATTACTATTAATTTAAAGAACAACGAAATAGAAATACATCCTACAGACATCGAACCTTGGAAGATTACATTTGTTGAAACAGGTGCTAATACAATGACCGGTGGACGTCTTAAGCAAGTTAAAAAATATATACAAGACGACGAAGCGTTTTGTTTTACATACGGTGACGGTGTAGGTAATATTAATATTACAGAAAGTATTAAGTTCCACAAGTTGCACGGTAAACTTGCTACTATGACAACAGCATATCCTCCAGGGCGGTTTGGTAATTTAAAATTTGACGGAGACACAGTTACACACTTTCAAGAAAAAACTAAAGGAGATGGCGCTATGGTTAATGCAGGATATTTTGTGCTATCACCTAAAGTTATTGATTACATTGAAGATGATGCAACTACGTGGGAAGAATCGCCACTAATGCATTTAGCACATACTAGAGAATTAAAAGCATTTAAACACGAAGACTTTTGGCGGCCGATGGATACACTACCAGATAAAAATGTTCTTGAAAAATTATGGCAGCAAAATAAAGCTCCTTGGAAGGTATGGTAATGAATATAGAATTTTGGAAAAACAAAAAAGTATTTGTAACGGGTCACACTGGGTTTAAAGGCAGCTGGTTATGTTTATGGTTACAGCATATGGAAGCCGACGTTTGCGGTTATGCATTGGCACCGCCTACATCACCTAATAATTTTACAGAAGCTAAAGTTGCTAACGGAATGGCATCATTTATAGGCGACACTAGAGATTATAATACCTTATTAGATCAAATGCAAAAATTTAGTCCTGATATTGTTATACACTTAGCAGCACAACCGTTAGTTAGAGAATCATATATTAATCCTAGACATACTATAGAAACTAATGTAATGGGAACTACTAATGTTTTTGAAGCCATAAGACACACTCCGAGTGTGAAGTCAGTTGTTAACGTAACTACAGACAAGTGTTATGAAAATAGAGAATGGGCGTGGGGATATAGAGAAGACGAAGCAATGGGCGGATATGATCCTTATAGTGCAAGTAAAGGCTGTTCAGAACTAATTACTAGTGCGTATAGGCGTTCTTTTTTTAATAGCGGTATTGCAATAGCAAGTGCAAGAGCAGGTAATGTTATTGGCGGCGGTGACTGGGCTGCTGATAGAATTGTTCCAGATGCCCTTAAAGGGTTTGGATCAAATACACCTGTTGAAGTTAGATTTCCTAATGCTATTCGTCCTTGGCAGCACGTACTAGAGCCACTATCGGGATATTTAACATTAGCTGAAGAATTATATACCAACGGACAAAAACACGCAACGTCATATAACTTTGGACCAGTTGACGAGGATGCTAAACCAGTGCAATGGATACTTGATACTATGGCTAGTACGTGGGGAGACGGTGCTACTTGGTTCCATACTAACATAGAACACCCGCACGAAGCACATTATTTAAAATTAGATATAAGCAAAGCCAAAGCATATCTAAATTGGACACCTAAATGGAATTTAAATATAGCGTTAGAAATGACAGTGCAATGGCACAAGAGTTGGCTAGCAAATAACGATATGCAAAAAGAATGTATATCTCAAATTAATGATTATATAAACCAATAGAGGAAAAATTATGGAAAAAATATCATATGCAAAGACAGTATACGGCCGTGCAGAGATTGATGCTGTAGTCAAGTGCTTAGAAGAAGGCACACAAATGGGCGTAAATAGCCGCAAGTTTGAAGCAAGTATTGCTAAACTTTTCGATAAGAAAGATTGCTTGTATGTAAACAGTGGATCAAGTGCATTGTATATCGGCATTGAATCATTCGACTTTCCGGAAGGTAGTGAAGTAATTACTCCTGCGCTTACCTTTGGAACAACAATAGGGTGTATTGTTAAAAACAATCTAGTTCCTGTATTTGTTGATGTTGAGCCGTTAACATATTGCATTGATGCAGGACAAATTGAAAGTATGATTACAGATAAAACTGTTGCTATACTCGCGCCTGACTTACTAGGTAATCTATGTGACTGGGCACGGATTAGAGAAATTGCTGACAAGCACGGACTTAAAGTTATTCAAGATAGTGCAGATACACTAGGCGCAACTATTAACGGTGTCTCTTCAGGTGTATATTCGGATATGAGTATTACTAGTTTTTATGGTTCGCACATTATCAATTGTGCAGGCAACGGCGGAGCACTATGCTTAAATGACGAAAAGGTAATTGAGAAAGCAAAACTATTACGCAGTTGGGGACGTAGCTCTAGTTTGTTTGACGAGCGCAGTGAAGCAATCGAAAATCGTTTTAATATACAACTAGATGGATTGGAGTATGATGCTAAATTTGTGTTTGCTATTCCTGGTTATAATCTAGAAGGCAACGAAATGGGTGCCGCATTTGGATTAGTACAATTAGAAAGTTTAGAAAACAATATTAAAGTAAGACAAGAAAATCTTGCAACGCAATGTGAATTCTTTAACAAGTATAGCGAATACTTTAGTAATCCAATTGAGGCAGAAAACATTAGTACAGCGTTTTTAGCATTTCCTGTATTAATTAAAGACACTGCTCCTTTTACTAGAAAACAATTTCAAATATATTTAGAGAACCGTGAAATTCAAACTCGTGTTTGTTTTACAGGTAACATTCTAAGACAGCCTATGACACGCGGTATTACAAAGGTTGTTAGAGATGAAGGATATCCAAACGCTGATGCTATTATGGAAAGAGGTGTACTGTTACCAGTGCATCACGGAATGACAGACGAAATGTTTGATCGGTTACATAATACTATTGACGAGTTTATTGCTGAACACATATGAAGATTTTAATAACAGGCGCTAACGGATATCTAGCTAAACATTTAATAGATAAATTTAAAGAACACGTTGTTATTCCGTTAACTAGAGATAACAACACATCTGAGTTTATTTTAAATTCTAACCCGGATGTAGTTATACATACAATATGTTCGTATGGCAGAAGTAACGAAAGCATAACAGACATATATAATTCTAATTTATTTACAGGTATAAAAATTCTAAATGATATACAGCAGCTGAATAAAAAAGTAACTTTTATAAATTGTGGGACAGCATTAGAAAAATATACTAATTTATATTCTATTAGTAAAGGACAATTTGTAGAGTTTGGGAAGTTTGTTTCTAATAATAATCTACAGTTTATTAATATGAACTTAGAGCATTTTTACGGACGTAATGCTCCTAATAACTTTTTATCATTTATTATAAATCAATGTAATGTAAATAAAGATATTCCATTAACATCTGGAACGCAAAAAAGAGATTTTGTTTATATCGACGATGTATGTAATGCGTTTAATAGTGTAATTACTTATAGAAACAAACTACAAAATTTTGATACTATTGATGTTGGTACAGGTATCGCTATGCCTGTAAAAGATGTAGTATTAAAAATAAAAGAATTAACAAAGTCTAATTCTAAATTACTGTTTGGTGAAATTCCTCTTCGCGATAATGAAGTAGGTGAAATGAAGGCAAACATTTCAAAATTACAATCTCTTGATTGGGCTCCTCAATATTCAATTGTTAGCGGATTAAAAGAAATGTTATGACAACACTTGTAGAAAATCCAAATTTAGTTTTTATTCACATTCCTAAGAATGGAGGAAGTAGTATTACTAGATGGCTGCGAGATAATTTAAATGGATCAAAGGGCATAGTTACACACGGCGGTATGCAGCATATACAACAAGATTTTGCACACGCTGTAGACTATCCTACATTTGCTGTTGTACGTAATCCTTGGGATAGGGTTGTGAGTAGCTATTTTTTTAAAAAGAAAAAGAATCAAATATCTTGCGATTTTGAAAGTTGGCTGTATAACGAACCTAAACGAAATAACAACTGGTTTACATTCAAAACTCCACAAGGGCAATGGCTAACATCTACTCCTACGTGGACGCTTAGACTCGAAAATCTTTTATTAGATTTTAAAGTAATTCAGGAATATACAAATTGTTATATACCATTGCCGCATAATAATACAAGTACAAGAAAAGATTATAAGTTATACTATACGACAGAAACAAAAAACTATGTTGCAGACATATTCAGCCAAGACATAGAACAATTTGATTACACATTTTAAGGTATTACAATGAACATAGAGAAACTTAAACAAACAATTATGCTTAAAAAAGCACTAACTGAAGAAGGGCTTGATCCTAAAAAATATAAAATAGAAATTGATCACGATACTGGTCATTCTTATGTAAACGATTTAAAACTACCAATTATATTTCCTAAAAGTCATTTTAAATTTGCAGAGGAATGCCATACTACAAACAAAAAATTTATGTTCTATTTTAATGGCAATGCAGGAAAAGGAAATACTCGTGAAAAATTAATGTATAAATTTTTAGAACAAGATAACAGTAAAGTAATTTTTAATAATGATGGCCGTATTGTAGGCAATAAAGGAACACCTAACTCAGTGTACTTTAAAGAAACATCATTATCACACTTTGGTCTTTGCCCGCACCAACCTAATTGGAGAGGAAGTAAAGATGCACTATGGACGTATAGATATATAGAATGTTTAATGCTAAAAACAATGCCAGTGCAGTTTAAAGAAACTCCACTAACAGAAACATTTACAGAAACTAGTTTTTTTAGATGGGATAGTGATAACTTTGATATACTTCCTACAACTAAAGAATTAGAAATAAATTATGAATTTGCAAAACGTAAATTTAGTTTAGATCATTACTTAGGATTTTTGTAACGCTTAACTATAATTTCTCTAGTATAATCATCTAACATTGTTTTAGCATCGCTGGTACATTCTGCTCGCATTTGCTTAGGCATCTTACTACCGTAGTGTACAACACCTAAATCATAAATATGCAAACCTTTACCATAATCTGTATTCATAATTTTATATGAAGGCCATTTTTCAAACATACTTTCAACAGCATTACCATCATAAGATTTTTTAAGATTAAAAATTTCTCCACTGTCCCATATGTTTTCATATTCATTTACAAGTGTATGCAAGTCAGGATGATTCATATTAAAAATAATAAATCCACTATCGTGTAACCTACTTTGAGATCTACCTGTTGCCCATACATAGCCACTTTCAATAAACTTTTCTAACTCGCTGTTGAACATATCTTCATTAAAATCTAACACTTCTATATCTGTGTCAAGTAGCACAAGAAAATCACAATCTTTAATATTTCTAACTGCCCAAACTTGACTTTGCATTTTACGCCAGAAGTTGTTAGTTTTCTTTCTAGATGTTTGTATTTTCCAAAAAGGAGTATTGTAATTTTCTACTTTTTTAGAGTCTATTACATTTAAAAATTTGTGAGTTATCTTGTTACTATCGTGTATAATATGTTTTTCGCCTGGCAAATGTTGCCAACTTGGTAAACAATATTTTGCAATATATTCATAGTATTTTTTATCTGCTAAACCTGACCATTTAATTTTCATACATATCTCCTCATATGATTCCACGCAGTGCCGTCGCTCAATTCTTCAAATTTCCAATGGCACATACTTAACTGTTCTACCCATAACTGTCTTTCAAACGTTTTAGGATTTTCAATATCTGCTAGATTAGTGTTAGCAACTTCGTATGCTTGACTAACACGAGCATTAGGATCTGTTACAAATACCGGAATGCCTTCAATAGCACTTGCTACTCCTGGACTACTATTATGTGTTATTGTTGCCCAAGCATTACTAAACTCATCTGTTATCTTTTCTTTACGGCTTAGATTCCAATCAACACCTTGTTGTGATAGATACCTAATAGCAGTTTTATCACCCGGGTGTCCTCTGACAATAATTGGTCGGTCAGTATATTTTCTAAGTTCTTTTACAGTAGCCGATACCCAATCAGTAACTGCATATCTATCCATACTCCAGCCGCCGTTACGCTGACAAGCTAGTAATATATGATTGCCAGACGTGCGCCAATCTTTCAAATTTAGTTGCAAGTCTTGACTTATCTGTTTCCATCTGTTAGGGTCTACTGTATCTCTAAAGTAGTTTCCGGTAGTAGGAAACACACCGTCCATACTATATCTACTATAATGTTTGTGATATAATTTTCCTAAATTATAATTAAATAAATTACTATCAACAATTACAGTATGTTTATTTTTTCTATTCTGCGATACTTGCCGTCTTAGCATAAGATGAGGAGAGTTTGGACTTTGATTGTGTACCCATCCTTGAATAACGCCTAAGTCACACTCTATTAAATCTCTACCTTGATGGGCAATACCTATATCGCCGTGCATTTTAACTCCGTCAACAAATCTACGTAACACTTCTGTTTTGTGTGGGCTTTTATGTGGCGATGGAACTCCGCCTAGATACGATACAACTTTCATTATAAGTACTCTTTAACTTTATTCCAATATTGTTCTGTAGTAGAAATACATTCATCTAATGCTGTAGTATATACAGGTGCCTTATCTATATACTTAGACCAAAGTTCACCTTTACCTAAAAACAGTGGTCTGTGTTTCATTGCATTAAATTTTGAACTCCACGCTTCTGTAACTATTACTTTTCGGCCTAATAATGCTCCCCAATATGCTCCGTGATAGCTATTAGTCACAATAACTTCTGCACTCCCTAATATTCTAATAGTTTCTTCAATGTTGTCGCCGCTGTTAATAAATCTTGGTATAGGATCTGTTCCAAATTCTGTAGATTTTATTAATTGTTTTTTATGTTCAAACCAAATAACAGGATGTTTAATTTTGTGAGATTCTCGTAATGCAGGATGCATACAACTTGCACAAGGCACCCAATCGTGTTCCTGATTATAATCTCTAACTCCAACTAAATCAAAATTTCTCATCCAACTTGGATACTCTAAGCTGCCTTTGAATTTTTTTTCATAATCGCCATTATGTCCGGCTCCCCAAATAATTCTTGGAGATATATCATTAGATAACTTTTTTACATATTCTGTCACAAGCGGATTAAACTTAGAAAAGAACTCGTCTCTAATATCTTTATTTCCTGCCAGTGTGTGTTTCCACATTTCCGATCCAATATTAAGAATACTACTTTTGTCGGACGATACTGTTAAGTCTCGTAATGCTTCGCCCATAAAAGTATTTCCAAGTAGTCCGCCGCCGCCGGCAATAATTGGAACATTAGGATCAAAGTTATATCGGTTAATGTCAGTAATATCAACTATAGTATAGTCTCTAGGTTTAAGAAAATACTGTAAAGGATTAGCGGAGATATCTCCTACATTATTTTTATCTTGTCTGTGTACTACATAACATTTAGTCATTAATTTAATCCTTTTAACATTCGATAAGCAGTGCCATTATTAAGCTCATCATTGTGAAATTGTCCGTAGGCTAAATGACAAGCCCATTTATATATTTTATCTTTATCTTGTACAGTAGGCGAGTCAATTAGACTTATATTCTTATCGCACACAGGATCTGCTGCTGTATGTGCAAGAGTAAATGCCGGAACTCCAAACAGTACACTTTCAATTGCTGCTATGCTTTGGTAAGTTACTATAGCGTGACAATTAATCAAGTCATCAAAGATTGTTTTAATTACACGCTGCGGCCTTGGTGCTTTGTCTCTAACAATTATAGGCCTGTCTGTATGCTTTTTAATTTCTGCAATAGTATCACTTACCCAAGTATCTTTATCTATTCCGTAAAACTTACAAGGTTTTTCGCTAGGAGTAACTAGTAGTATATGGTTTCCGTGTTTGCGGGTTCCAATAGGATAGTCTAGTCGCTTCCATCTATCATCAGGACGATCAATTATTTCATTATGCTGCACGTCATTCTTTACAATACGGTGCCATACTTTCCATCCATTAGGATTAGACTTAGATTTATAGTTGCCAACATATCCGCTGTCCATATAATAAAAGTCTCTATTGTTGGTCCAACTTTCTTTTATAAGTTTACGTTTTCCCATACTACGAATTAAAATAGTACCGTCACTAGGGTAATTATCATAATCATATATTGGTAAGCCTGCACCGTGTGCAAATTTATTAATATATTCGTCGCTAAGATTTTTACTTAAACATATCATAAAGTTCTTGTTTCCACTCCTGATTGTAATCACAATCACGATAGTTTTCAAACCAGGGACCACCTTCAGTATAGTGTAATAGTTTTGGTGTGCCATCCTTTGGCTCTTCATAGTGTCCTACTAACCAATTCCATTCAGGTGATAGTTCACCAATTAAATCGTCATTGCCACCTAACCAACTAAATCTGTGAAAGTATGCTCCGTTAAGTTCTTTCTCATTTACTAAGTCAATGTTAAGTCTTTTGTTAGCAGGATGGCCGCAGTTAATAAGCATCATACTAGACCAATTTTTACGTGGATAAACTGTTTGTCGTTGTCCATCCATCTTCGTAGCTTCTTTAGGTGCGTAGTCGTGTTGTACACACATAACCGCTTTTGTATCATCTGCTTGTGCAAACAACTCTGCAATATCTGTTCTAAGTAACATATCACAATCCATAAACACTGCCCAACCATTAAAGTTAGCAAGTTCTGGAACCAAGAAACGAGTAAATGTAAACTCAGTACTTGCTAGTTTATCTTCACTTCTTGAATACCATCCTTGCCGTCTAAGTTCAGTTTGCTTTAATGGCTTAACTTCAGCTGTTGGACTATGCCTAAGTATACTACTCTTGCATACTTGATATGCTATATCTTCACGTGGATCGTAACCTACAAATACTTTCATTGATTTCTTCTTTCTATATCTTCTTCAATGCACTCACTGCCCCATTGTATTTCAAGGATGTGTGCGTTTTCTGTACCAGTATTAGATGCTAAGTGCCAAACTTCTTTACCTATTTCATAAGGCATACCGTGTGGCTTTAATTTTAGATTAGATACGTTTCCGTCCCATTCAGTCTGCATATCAACTACACCTTCTAGTATGTTCCATTGCTCTGAACGTTTGAAGTGCTTTTGATCACTTAGTGCTTTGCCTGGATAAATTACAAGTTCTTTTACTTTGTAACCTTGCGCAGGTTTGTGATCTAGCACACGCCAGTAACCCCAATCACGCTCGGTCTTTTGTGTTTTCCATTCGTCTAGTATCCAACTGCTGCTGTTAGCTTTATTACCGCCACCAACACCAAATACAAACTCAACACCTTCAACGGACATTTCTGGAATGTTTTGGTCTGTCCTATCACCGCCATTAGCAAAAATTAAATGATCCTTAGGGTGATGTGCTTTAACTTGTTTTATAAAATTTATAGCAGAATCATCATCGTCCATAAATGTAAAAACTTCGTCTACCATTTGTAAATTATTTACAATGCATAGGCGCTCATTCCAAGGCATAAATGCTTTGCCCTTTTTACGCTCAAGCCATTCATCTGAATTTAGGCCAACGATCAATCGATCGCCTAATTTCTTTGCTTCTTTGAAATAGGCAATATGCCCGCTGTGTAACGGATCAAATCCGCCAGTTACTAATACGATTCTGTTCATAAACATATTTATGTGCGTATATAATTCCAGACGTAGATAACGAAGATTCAATACATTTATAAACTAGCATCTTCCATACCAGCAACTCTAAGCTTCACAACATTAGTTATCTGCCATTGCTTTTGATCTAGTCCTTTAAGTAAGCCTAACCATTTGTTACGCATTAGTGCAAACTCGTTAATAATCTTTTCGTAGTCAACAACATCTGCCTCACCGTCTACGTATTTTTCAACGTCACGACTTGACAGAGCTCGTTGGTAGTTTTCAAGATATTTCTTAAAGTACGAGCTACGCAATCTACGTAGCTCGATATTTAAATAGTTTAGTATAGCTTCGATTTCTTGTAACTGATTAAAACGCTGTTCAACAATGCCGGGCATCTCTGCGGCAGCACGTTCAACATTGCCTTTAAGTTTTACATCTAAACGACCTTGCAGTAATTCATCTTCAAAGAATTGTACAGCACTAGGAATTTTAGATATGTCTCGTGATACTTCGCTATACCAACCCATAATTTAATCCCAATCTTGTTCTTCGTCTAGTTTATCATCTTCGTCGAGATCTAGATAATAGTTAATTGCAATATCTAAAGTAGAATCGTGGCCTAGTGCAGAGATAAAGTGTTCATCTGCTGCGCCAAGATCTGCCATTAGATCTACATATCTTTCAGCCGCTGTCTCAACGTGTTTCTTGTCAAGATGCTCTTTAAACATCATCCAAATATCGACTATTTGTGTATCATCCATACGTTTATTCCTCGATTAAATTTTCATCAATTAAGTCAGCATCAACTAAATCTGCTTCAGCGGTATTTACCACAGGCTTCATCTTCTCATTATATTCTAACATAATCTGATCAAGTTTACCACCGACCATCCAAGCCTTACGATATTCAAGAACTTCTTCACCTGCTAGGTTAATATACTTGAGTCGATTGCCTTGCTTAACTAACAAGTTCTTCTTCTCAAACAATTCAACTAGGCCACTATAAGGATTCATACCAGTTTCATAAGGAATCTTAACTTGCACACCTTCGAAAGGTTTTGCATATCGAGTCTTCATTACTTTACAACCAGCACGTATGCCCATAACTTCTGAGATCTTGTTGCCGTCTTCATCTTCTTTTAGTTTCAACTTCTTCATTGCAACAACAATACTTGATGCATAGATAAAGCCTGCACCACCACTGATCTTATCATCTGGATCAAACA